TTGTTTCTGTCAAGAGCAGCCTTTTGTAATTTAAAAGGCGTCTCGACTTCTATCTCATTTAGCAGCTTTCTGTTTTCAGCTTCGTTCTTAAACTTTCTATCCATGCCGGATATCATCAGTTCATCTTGCTGTTTCTGTTGTAAAGCTGCTGTCTTCAATCCATCTACAATAGTTTTCGACTGCTGTTGCATGGCTCGTAAGCCGTCGTTTGCCTGTGTAAATCTTGGATTACCTCCTTTAGCGTACTTTCGGAAGTATTTGTTTGTTGCCATAATTAATTAACCAAATATTTTTGGTATAGCTGATGCGGTTATTTGTGATGCTGCTCCAGCAAGACTTCCAATACTTGTACCCCATACCTGTGCTGCTGCCGCAGATGGAGATATCATAGCTCCTTGTATAGGTTGTGGTCCAAAGTCATAATCTTGGAATACTCGTGGATACATAAATTGTGCTTGTGGTGTAGCTAGTGGTGCGATTGGCATAGGTAGCTCACCGGGGTCTAACATCTTAGATGCGTAGGCATTCAAATCAGCTATGCTACGTTCTCGACCTATTGCACGTAATGCACTGTTTGATGCTACTGTTGCATTCTCTAAAGAGTCGCTAAGTTGTGTAAGGGCTACGCCTGCTTTGAGTGTAGACACGCTTCTTGCTTTGTCAGCAGATCGTCCTGTCACACCTCTAGCTCGTATTGCACCTTCTGCAAGTAACGCATCTAGGAATACTTCATTCTTTTCATATCTGTTTTCTGCTTCTATTTCTTTCAGCTGACGACGCTCATCCATTCTAGCTGCTTTCTCATTCATAGAGTTTAAGCTAGTCTGGAATGAGTATATATCTTCAGACTTCTGAAACATACGATCATTAGTATCTTGCTGCTGATTTCGTATCTGTAAGTTGTAGTTGTACTGTCTGGCAGCTGTAGCATCTTTGTATGCTGCTAGTCTACCTTCAGCTTCAGCTTTCATTTCTACTTCTCTTACAGCATAATCACGTTTAGCTATGGCTGCATCTTTCTGCATCTGCCATGCTTCTGTGTCATATTTATACTGTGCATTGGTAGCATCATTTCTTGATTGCTGTGCATCTTTAGCTGCATCGGAGGATTTTTTAGCACCATATAATGCAACGCCTGCTCCGATAAGTACTGGTAATATCATTAAGTTCTCCTGTAAAATCTAGGTGAGTATATTCCTTCCCACATCATAGAGTTAAGAGAGACAGGAAATGGTGAGTCGTTAAATAAACGTAGTGTAAAGTTATCTGGTCTTTGGTGTATAGGTAAAGTAAATACAGTATGATCTGAGACTGCAATATCATTAGCTAGATAGTTGTCAGCCATAATAACTGGATTTAGATTGTACCACTCATCAATGTATATAAGTATAGTTGCATTAAGAGCTGGTGCAGAACTAAATGTAATCTTAGGTAGAGCACCAGTTCTGTCAACTGTAAATGCTGTAGTTACCACGTTGTTTACTTTAACTTTAATCTGGTCATCATCTATATAGTTAATATCCTCGTTAGTCCAAGGATATACTGTTGTAGACCCATCACCTGTATACTCTTTCTTACCTTGACGTATACCTTTAGATCTTAATTTAAAACCCATAACTCCTGATAAACCTACAGCAAACTTCATACGAGCTATTGTAAGGTTAGCAGTAAAGTCACTGCGTTTCATATCATCATCTATTTTATAATATGTCTTAGGTAGTATGACATCAAAGTCAAACTTATAACCAACTATAACATCACTAGCTACACTTGTCAAGTTTTTAAATGGTACTTTAAAATATGTGTTACCACCTTCTACTACACGTTCTGGAGATATAGTAAATCCAGATTCAATAAACTGACCTGTAGCTGTAGTACCTTTAATAACTAGCACAGGTGTCAGGTCAGTAGCATCGTTGTAAGGTATAAAACACTTACTAAAGTTACCAGCTGTGTCAAATGTAACAGAGCTAGCTGTCGCATATAAGTCTATACATGGATTTAGTTTCTGTCCATCGTTATTAACAATGATAGCGTCATCAGGACTCTGGCTAAGACTAGCTTTGCTGAGAGTAAATTGACCGCCCTGTTTTGTTACAGCAAAAAATTCGTCAGAGTCTGTTGCTATAGTTTGTACATTACCCGGGGCTAGCCAGTTAAACCATGTTTGTAGTTTAATATCTTTACCTTCTACATACTGTCTAAAGAAATATATGTATCTTGTAGACTGTCCTGAGAAAGCTATAAACTGGTTCTGTGCACTTGATATAAGTGTATCCATACTAGATGGTATCCACTCATTTACTACTCTACCAATGTCAGCTACCTGTGGGTTTTCGTTTTCTCCACGTGTAACCATAGCAAACACACGAGTATAACTAGGTGTCTTACTAATAAAGTTAATTGTTGTACCTGTATCAACAGGGTCAATAACAGTGTCCATCTCATAGTTAGCGATGGCACGTATTACGGATTTAGTTGGTGTAAGTACTCCGTCAGAAGCTCCCATAAGAAACTGCTGGTTAGCACTAAATAGTACTAGACCCTGAGTAGATGGTAATACACTATGAAGTGCAACGGGCTTAATGGTTGCAGCTGCTAAATCTATAGGGTCTGCATCTGTAACAATCTGTGCAGATGTATGATAAAAATTAAAGAAGTCATCTGACTGACTCATAGATACAGTATCTTGAGATAAGAAACCTAGTCTATTGTTATGAAAGAATGACTGTTGTATCTTTTGACCTATAAATGATGGGTGTGAGTTAGTGTCATCATCACCTACTGCTCTAGCTGTCCATGATACACGCTGTAATGTAAAGTTATTAACACTAGGATTTAGTAATTCATGCGGCATAGTTGATGCATCTAGTCCTGTAGATGTGTTAGGAGCTAAGGATTCTGACCAGTATCCCGGTCCAGATGTACCATTGTTAGCTACAAATTTTAAATAGTATGCAGATGTTAATGCTCCACTGTTAATAATTTTAACAACATGGTTATGTATTGATTCTGTAGGTAGCTCACTTAGTGTTGCTACACTGTCTTGAAATACATTCATCTGATTAGCATAAGGTCCACCTGTACCTGTAAGAGTAAAGGACGCACCAGTACGTACTAATCGTAAGTTATCTTTAAGTTTAGTTACAGTAAGATTACTGATACTTAAGTTATCTATAGCTGTTTTAATTTTACCTAAAGCATCTGAGTATGTATCATTGTTATCAGTAGTCACTGTCCATGATTGTCCAGCAACTGTACCTTCGTATGCAGTCTCAGTTGATACACCAGAGATTCTGATAGTACCTTGTCTGTTTGCATTAAATGTAGGGTCAGCATTCTTAGCTGCTACCTTAATTTTGTTTGTAATTATAGATTTATCTTGTATAGTCAGTACGTCATAATCCGTACGTACTCCTGTAAGGTACGCCTGTGCCCCTGTACCGTACGTAATAGTACATGCGGCAAAGGTAACAGCATTCCAGATTGCAATGGCTCCTGTAGAGCCTCCTGACGCTGGTGTGATGCACCCTATATATTTTTCTGAATCAGTTCTTGATATAAAGAACCACTTGGAGTTGTCGTATGTAGTGCCTGTACCTAGATTACCTATATGCTGAAACCCCGGTCTTTTTGTAAGACCAAAGGTTGGATCAGGATAGCCGTTGATGCACTCCTCGACTTGACCGGGAAGTTTCTTGTCATCAGATTGTCTAGATACTCCACCGAGATAGTCGTCAACTCGTTGAGTTACTGCTGGCATTATCGTTGTAAAGCGTGAAATGGTTGATAGCTTTGGTAGAAGTTTTGAGAGTCTTGTGGATGTCCAAACATAGTGAACTGTCCCTGTTGTGTTTCATACTCCATAGCCATAGCTCTTGACTGTACCTCTTGCTGTTGTAAGCGAGTGTACTGATCGTCGTCTCCTACTATTCTACCAGACACTAAAGTAGCTGCTCTGGCTGTAATGTAGTTACGTATTGGTTCTGGTAAATCTATATAGTCAAACTCCCATACGACATCACATTCAATAGGACTGTACTCCCATGTGTATCTATGGTTCTGTCTATCGTATAACTTACCTGATCTTCTGACTGCATTGTAAGGTGTGTTCTGTGCATTCTCTGTTAACTTAATCTGTATTACGTTATTAGGAATGAGTATTTCATTATTGTTATCTTTATTAAACTCGTAGTGGTACTCCTTGTTAAAAGTCCATCCTTCGGATTGTACCTCTCGTGACACCTGTAACAGT